AGTAGGTGGTAATAGCATTAGTGTAGGAGGATCAAATACACAAATCCAATTTAATAGCGGTAGTGTATTTAGTGGTAGTAGAGGTCTCACATACAATTATACTTTATCTAGCCTGCTACAAGGTGACACTAATATAGCTTTAGGTTCATATTCTCACGCTGAAGGTGTATACACAACAGCTTCAGGTTATGCTTCTCACGCTGAAGGTAGTGGCACAACAGCTTATGGTAACCAGTCCCATGCTGAAGGAGTAGGTACTGTGGCATTTGGAAGTTTTTCTCATGCTGAAGGATGGCTAACATCAGCCTCAGCTGATTCTTCCCACGCTGAAGGAAAAGAAACTCAAGCTCAAGGTCAATATTCTCATGCTGAAGGATATGGTACTTTAACAAATAGTGACTATGATCACGCTGAAGGAGAAGGAACCTTAGCTTATGGTGGTGCTTCTCACGCTGAAGGAAAAAGTACTAGATCTGAAGGACAATACTCACACGCTGAAGGATACTACACATGGGCTTATGGTATAGCTTCTCACGCTGCTGGCTCAGGCTCATATGCTGAAGGAAACTACTCACATGCCTCAGGCTTAGCATCTACTTCATCTGGTGATTATTCTTTCACTCATGGTAATAATGTTATATCTAATCAAGCTCATCAATTTGTTATAGGCCAATATAATGAAGTGACTAGTGCCCCGTATTTTATGGTAGGTGGTGGAACAAATGATAGTAATAGAAGAAATCTTTTTGAAGTAACAAGTAATGGTTCTATAGTGACATTAACCCAAAGTGCAGTCCCAGGATGGACAGGTAAAGAAGGAGAAATAGTTCCTGGTAAAGTTGGAAGCAATTATTACATTTATGTCTATATAGGTGGAACATGGAGATCATCTTCATTAATTTGATAAGAATAGAATAATATTTATAATAAAATAATAAAAAATGGAAACAAAAGTTTTAACCCAAGAAGAAATCATCCAGTTAAAAAAAATTCAACAAGATAGATTTTCACTTATTGAAAATTATGGTTTAGTTGAAGTTCAAATTCAAGAATTAAAACATGTTAAAGAACAATTAAATACTAATTTAACAGATTTAAAAAAGATAGAAGAAGAATTAGGTAAGCAATTACAAACTAAGTATGGTGAAGGTTCTATAGATTTAGAAAAAGGAATGTTCATAAAAAGTTAATTTGAATCCTTTTAAGATATTTATAAACAAACAAAACTAAATAAAATAACATGGCAGAAATTTTAATCTCACCTGGTGTATTAGCTAGAGAAAATGATACATCATTTGTAACTCAAGGTCCAGTGACTGTTGGAGCCGCTATTTTAGGCCCAACTGTGAAAGGTCCTGTTGAGCTTCCAACTCTTGTCACATCATATAGTGATTTTACTCAAACTTTTGGAGAGGTGCTTACTAGTGGAAGTGATACATATTCATTTTTTACCTCATTAGCCGCTTACAATTATTTCAATAATGGTGGAACTACTTTGTTAGTTACTCGTATTGTGAGTAAATCATCTGAATATACACCAGCTATTAGTACACCTATTAGCGCTAGTACATTAGCTTCTTCTCAACCTGCTTTTGTATTAGAAACTATTTCTGAAGGTGTTATAATGAATAGCTCAGGATCTGAAGACAGTAATGGACTTTTAGTTAGTGGCTCAGACAATAACTTCCGTTGGCAGATTATTAGCCCTAATACATCTTCAGGTACTTTTAATTTATTGCTTAGAAGAGGTAGTGACATAACAAACAATGTCACACCAATACAAACTTGGACTAATTTATCATTAGATCCAAAATCATCAAACTTTATATCTAGAGTTATTGGTGATTACAAATATAATTACAACCCAACTACCAATCAAATTGAAGTGTCTGGATCTTATCCTAACACTAATCCTTATGTAAGAGTTAAATCAGTTAATTTGTTAACACCTGATTATCTTGATGGAGCTGGACTTCCAAAATCTCAGTACACTGCTTCTATTCCTTTAGCTGCTAGTGGTTCATTCACAGGTGCTACTGGTAATATTAAAGCTGGAGCTAAATTCTGGAATGAAATTACTGCTCTTGATTCTCAAGGATTAACTGGTGGTAGCTATGATGATATGATTAATTTGATGTCAAATCAAGATGATTACAGATTTAACGCTTTATTCACCCCAGGTTTAGTTAGAGAATTACATACATCTCAAGTTACAGCTATTATAAGCAACACTCAAAACAGAGGAGATAGTATCTATATTACAGATTTAGTTGATTATGGTGATAGTGTGACTGGTGTTGTAAGTCAAGCTGCTGCTTTAGATACTTCATATGCTGCTACTTATTGGCCTTGGGTTCAAATTAATGACCCAGGTACAGGTAAAAACGTTTGGGTTCCAGCTTCAACTATGATCCCAGGTGTATTTGCATTCAATGATAGAGTATCTGAGCCATGGTTCGCACCAGCAGGTATAAACAGAGGTGGTTTAGGTACAGTTATTAGAGCAGAACAAAAATTACCACAAACTGATCGTGATACCTTATATCAAGGAAAAGTTAACCCAATAGCTACTTTCCCAGGTTCAGGTGTTGTAGTATATGGTCAGAAAACATTACAGACAAAGCCATCAGCTTTAGATCGTGTGAATGTTAGAAGATTATTGATTGCTCTTAAATCATACATTTCTCAAGTAGCTAATACATTAGTGTTTGAACAAAATACAGCTACCACTAGAAATCAATTCTTAGCCCAGGTTAACCCATATTTAGAATCAGTTCAGCAAAGACAAGGTTTATATGCGTTTAGAGTTATTATGGATGATACCAACAATACTCCAGATGTAATTGATAGAAACCAATTAGTAGGTCAAATTTATTTACAACCAACTAAGACAGCTGAATTTATCTACTTAGACTTTAATATCACACCAACAGGAGCTACTTTCCCAGGGTAAGAATTAAATAATAGAATATTTATAATAAAATAAAAAACTAACACAAAATGGCAGTATTATCAGCAAACGAAATATTTTTCACAGCGTTTGAACCCAAACAGGCTAATAGATTTATCCTTTATATTGATGGGGTTCCTAGTTACATCATTAAAGGAGTGAACGCTGTAACTGTGACTCAAGGTGAAGTAGTGTTAAACCACATCAACGTTTACCGTAAAGTAAAAGGTAAAACCACTTGGGGTGATATTCAAATGACATTATTTGATCCAATCACACCTTCAGGTGCTCAAGCGGTAATGGAATGGGTTCGTTTGCACCACGAATCAGTAACAGGTAGAGATGGTTACTCTGACTTCTATAAAAAAGACTTAGTAATTGATGTATTAGGACCTGTAGGTGATATAGTAAGTGAGTGGATTATTAAAGGCGCATTTATTAAAGAAGCCAATTTTGGTGATTACAACTGGGATACTGAAAACACAGCTGTCAATATCACAATGACTGTTGGTATGGATTACTGCGTATTGAACTTCTAATTATCAAAAACCTACAATTTTAAAAGAGTCCGCTATTTGCGGACTTTTTTTTCCTTTAATATTTATAAATAAAATACAATGGGTTTATTAGAATTATTTAATCAAAATGGATCTTTATTAGACATAGAGACTCCATCAGTGAATGGTGGTCCAATCAATGATCCAGCTAGTAACTTTGTTCAAAACTATCTTCCTGATAACACGTATTTAAGTAATGTTGAAGGATTCCCAAACAATGGTAGTTCTTTATACAACCCACCTAACAATATTGATACTTTAAACAATACAGCGTTAGATAACACATCTACTTTTTCTACTACTGGATTAACACCTCCATTTAATGATGTTATATCTGCTCCTCAAAACCCATATACAACAGGTCCATTTGGAGTAGGATACAATAACTTTATAACAGTGTGGTTTCCAAGCCAAGGATATTTAACTGTAGTCAATGTCAATTCCACAACAATGGAAAATACATTATTCAGTACCAGTTTAGATGTTGAAAACCCAGATTACTATAACCCAGGAGCACCTCCTCCTAATAATATTAGTGCACCTACTGATTATGGTAATACTCCTTCACAAGCACAGTTAGGAGAATTTGGTGGTGCTCCTTCCCAATATAATACACCATACGGTCCTAATAACACATACCTAGATAACTTTAACAATAATACTCAGGTTAATACTTTAGATGAGACTGGTTTAGATATTGAAGACTCAGACTCAGCGCCTACTACTTTCACACCTAATAATATTAGCGCTCCAACAGATTATGGTAATGTTCCTCCTATAGCACAATTAGGAGAATTCGGTGGTGCTCCTTTTCAATATATTACACCATGGGGCCCCAATAACACTTACGGCGCTACTATATCAACTATAGTTAACCCATCTAATAATCCCCAGGCTAATAGTTTAAATTTAACTGGATTAGATATTGAAAATCCAGACTCTGCTCCTACAGCTTTTACACCTAACGATATTAGTGTTCCTACAGATTATGGCAATACTCCTCCTCAAGCACAAATGGGAGAGTTTGGTGGCGCTGCCTCTCAATATGATACACCATATAGTCCTAACAACACATATCTAAATACTTTTGATCCTAATATTCAAATTAACACTTTAGATGAAACAGGATTAGATATTGAAGACTCAAACTCTGCTCCTACAGCTTTTGTACCTGATAGTACTAGTGTTCCAACAGACTACAGTAATACTCCTTCCCAAGCACAAATGGGAGAATTTGGTGGTGCTCCTTCCCAATATAGTACACCCTATGGTCCTAATAACACATATTTAGATACTTTTGATTCTAACATCCAAACTAACACTTTAGGTGAGACAGGTTTGGATATTGAGGACTCAAATTCTGCTCCTACAGCTTTTGTACCTGATAGTACTAGCGCGCCTACTGATTATGGTAATACTCCTTCTCAGGCACAGATGGGAGAATTTGGTGGAGCTCCTTCCCAATATACAACTCTGTATAATTCTAATAACACATATTTAGATACTTTTAACAGTGATACTCAAGTTAACACTTTAGACTATACAGGATTAGACATCAGCAACTCAGAATTTAATTCTACCACTATTCCTCCTAATAACACTAGTGCCCCTACAGACTATGGTAATGTTCCTCCCATAGCACAGTTAGGAGAATTTGGTGGAGCTCCTTCTCAGTATACAACACAGTATGCTCCTGATAATCCATATAGTAACCTTATACCAGTTATAGTTAACCCAGCTGATAATCCTCAAGTTAATACTTTAGATGAAACAGGATTAGATATTGAAGACTCAACTTCTGCCCCTACTGTTACTCCTCCTAACA